TCCTTAGGTTGGTTTATACAATATCTAATAAGGTCAGCAAAGGTTGCTTTTTTGTTCTCGTCTAGATGTATCTCCAATTGTTTGTTATTTAATGTTTTCATATTATTTTATGGTTATTGATAGTCTTTGTTCCTCTGCTTGTAATTGTGCCTCTACTTGTTTATGGGCTACTATTTTCTTAAACTCGGTAAACTTGTCATTTAGCACTCCACCCACAATAGCGGTTGTACGGTCAGTCAGACTTTCTGGATTGTCTATTTCCTCTTGGACTGTATATTTTACTTCTATCGGTGAGCCTTCCCCTGTGATAAAGTATTCCTCGCTTACTGGTGTTCCGTCATCGGCTCGGACAGCTCCGTCTGGTAGTTCCTCTGCGGTGGTGACGATTTTTGTTTTTTCAACATCGCCTATAATTTTTTCCTTATAATCTGTAGCTTGAGCTACCAACGCCTCTACTTCGTCTTTTGATATACCTTTGATTGTTATTGTGTATGTTTTCATAATTAAGTTGTTTGTCTTATAATGTTTCCGTCATTCCATATACCTACCCTTTTTAACACTCCACTGCTATCAGTGAAGACTAGATAAGCTCCAGCTGTATCTGTTGTAGGAAGTGTACCAGTTGGAAGCCCTGACACTCTCATATTTCCTGCTACATCAAGTCTATAATCTGGAGATGTGGTTCCAATACCCACCTTGCCTGTACTGGTTGGGTTAAGTAATATATTTGCGTCAGCTCCACTCCACTTACCTTGGATAGATAGAGCATTATTAGTAATGTCAGAATTTATATTGTGAAAATTCCAATTTCTATCTTTGTCGGTATGTATAGCAATAGGTACTGCTGTGCCACCATCACCACCCTCTAACCTTATTCCTCCATTATTTCCGTCACCTACAATGTGTAATCTACTTTGTGGGTTGGTAACCCCTATTCCTACATTTCCAGTATTTCCTACCCTAAACCTTTCCTCTAATTTTCCGTTACCACTTGCGGTATCAATTACAAATTCCCCACCATATTGACCAAGTATAGGTTCGTGTACTGCTCTTACCCTAGCAAACCCACCAATTTTACCACCTTTTGTATCTGAATAATTGCCTGCAAATGTTATTCCTGCCCCTGCGGTTGTTGAGCGAGGGCTAACATCTACAATAGTTAGGGTACTGGCGTGTTGATTATCTGCAAAGGTTTGCTCCCCAACAATAACATTTTTAGCGTTTTCTAGGTGTAGGTAAGGGTAAGCAGTAAATGTTTCATTGCCTATAGTTATCTGACCAGAAGTGTTAATTGTTAAAGCTGGGTTACTCCCTACATTAAGGGTGGGAGAAATCTTAAAGCTATCACCGTCGTTATTATCAACACCTATTACCCAACGCCTTGCTCCAGGTATTAAGAACTGTATAACTGGGTCGCCTGTTCCTGCTTGTTCTATAGTTAGACCTGCTCCTGCTCCGACATCATTAGAGTTTTGGTAGATGTGGAGTTTAGAAACAGGGTTTATTCCTATACCGACTTTGCCATTAGCAATTAAATCTTTCAAAAAAGTTTTCTTACCGTCTATGGTTTCGTCGCCTGTTTTGTGGACGAGGTTTGTTTCGTCAATAGTGCTAGAAGCTTGCCCTGGAATAAATTGAGATTTTTGAGCGTCCCAAACTAAGACATCTCCATTTTGGATATTGTCTACATTTACATCTAGAGCTTGAGAAATCGCTTTTAAGCCCATTCTGCCTTGAAACGGTACATATTGTCGTATAAGTGATTTAAGACGCCCTGTGTCTAATTCTGGGGCTTCTAGGGTGTGTTGTAGTTCTTTAATGATAGACTTTTTGTCCTTTTTAGAGAGTTGAGTGAAGGATTTACCGTCCTTTGGTTTAGGGATAGCTTTTACCGCTTTCTTGACAAACTTATCTACAATTTTTTTAATTTCTTTTTTAGAGGGTGCGTCTTTGCCTTTGTCTCCCTTTTTCCCTGGGTCACCCTGGTCTCCTTTAATCGGTGCAGGAATGAGAGGAATAACCACCTGTCGTATTTCTTCGGCAGAAGGTGTATCTCCTTTTTCCCCTGGGTCTCCTTTATCTCCTTTGATTTGGATTAGTTCAACATTTTGAAGACTTTTTTGAATTTTCTCCAATTTGTCTTCCCTAGAGATGTCGCTTAAATAACTCAAATCCTCTTTGAGTTCTGTGTCGGCTTGTACAAATGTGTTAATTTTGTTTTCCATAAGAAGTTATTTTAGAAGGTATCATATTAGCTCCGTGTTTAGCTCGGTGCAGTTTCTTGGCAATATTGACTTGTTGCTTTACTACGGATATAGCTTCCTTTTTAGAAAAACCGTCTTTTTGTAAGACCTTTATCCATTCTTGAATAGCTTTAGCTTTTTCTGGTTCTGACATACTACCCCAACGACCAACGGAATTAGTTATATCACCAACAAGAGCAAGTTCACGACCTACACCAGGGGCTCTTTTAACAGCGGTTAATTGCCCACCAAGACTATTAGGGGCTACTACACCCAGTTCTTCGTCTAGTTGGTTGACAAGTTTTGAGAAGTTGACCATATCAGTTTTCTTTCCTGTTAGTTTAGCATAAGCCTCTTCTAGTCGTCTGACAGCGTCCTTGTTGAAGCCTGCGTTCTTACTATTTCCCCAGAAGCTTTTACTTACCATATCGGCGTGTTCTTTTAGTGAAGACGAATTGATAAGACCAGAGGCTAGTTTTTTCTTTTTGTCGTCGTTGAGACCAAAGAGGTACTTATCGGCAAATTTTTCAGTTCTGCGAAGTTCCCCATAGATTTTGGAGTTCTTGACGTATTTCTTCCCTACAGCTTTTTCTAGTCTTGGTTGAATTTTACTTTTAAGATAAGCAAAGACATCCATATCCTTTTTCTCCCCCGAGAACCTCATCATTGAGTGTTGTTTGCCCTCTAGTTGCATATTCCTTTCAATAGAGTTTAGTTTCCTTGAGAGATTGTGATAATCCTCTACGGTGATTTTATGTCCATTGGCTAGTTTTTCTTGTAGTGGAGCTAGGTCGTGTTCTATGATGTTTTGAAAGGTTTTTCTTACATCAGAGGCTATTTGACTTACAGCTCCTTTTTCTGGATTACCAATGACTTTTGTTTTGAGTTCATTTATCATTTGAGTTACTTCTTTTCCTACAGGTAGTGGGTTCTTAGCTTTCTTAGCGATAAGTTTTTCTACTTTGTCCCAAGCCTTCTTTCTTGCTCCTTTTACGGTTTGATAGTGTGTGTCGTGTATTATTTCTCCAAAAGCACTCTTAACAGACCCACCCTTTTCTTGGGCAAGTTTTTCTATTTTATTTAGTATTGTAGGTAAGTGTTCTTTATCTACATTAAATAATTCTTTGATAGCTTTTTTAGACACTCCTGCTTTTTGAAGATTTGCAGTAGCTTGTTCCAATCTCTGCCCCATTTCAATTCCTGCTACTTTACCATATTGCCCCCTTTCTACGACCTTTTTAGCTCCTTTCTGTACAGCACGACTTGTTACACCCACCACATCAGAGCCGAGACCTTTTACTCCTCTTAAAGTGTTGCTTACCTTATTAGGGAACCTGTCAATCATCCAATCAGTCATACCATTAGCACCCCTAGATACCCCACGACCAATACCTCCTGCGGTTTTACCGAAGACTTGACTAGTAGTTCCAAGACGAGGTCTTAATCTTGACATATTACCCAGTACCGCTCCACCTACTGCTCCTCCTGCTGTACCGATAGCTGTGTCTGTTAATACACCTTGTAAGTCTTTTCCTTCTGACATAGCATTTCCTGCGGACATTGTTCCTGCAAAGGCTGCTCCTTCTGTAGCGAGTGCCCTAGCCCCTGTTCCGACGAGAGAGCCTGTGCCGAGAGTCATTGCTCCAACTACTTCTGTTCCTGCTTGTGTGAAGTCTCCGAGTATTTGTTTGTTTGTTTTTTTGGTGGTAGGGTTTATTTCTTCGTAATCAGGTGATTGGAGGCTTTTGAGCGTATCAAAATAAGGTTTGGTATCTCGTCCTTCTTTTCTAGCTTGGTGGAGTTGGTCTATAGTTCTTTGCCAGTTTTCGTTGGAGGTTTTCATTGCCTCATCAAATTCTTGATTAGCAGAAGTGGCTTGAAATGGAGACCTTACACCATACCCCTCTAAAACACCAGCCACATCTCCTAATACTTCTTGTGTTCCGTGAGTGAAGGTATTTGCTGCCCCCTTTCCAATATCAAGGGCTTTTTCGCCGACTGATTTAGAGGGGTAAAACAGTTCTTGAATTTTGTCTATATCTGCGTAGGAGTAACCTGCGGAACTTAGTCTTTTCTCCTCCTCTCTTGTTAGTCTGTTTTTCATAATTAGTTTAGATTATTAAGGAATTTTCGTACATAGACAGGGGCAGTAGTTCCTAGTGCGTCTTTTTTGTTCTTTGCAGTATGGAGAGGTCCTCCTGTAAACCAAATAGAGGCGAAGTCAGCGTCTGAATAACCTTGTTTTTTAGCACGAAGATACCTGTGTGCAAACACGGCATCTTGTAATTTTGGGTTATTTAGAAACTCCTGAGGAGAGACAACTCTACCAAGAGCCTCTTTGCTCCAACTTGGTAAGTTCTTTTCCATTATTTGATAACGACCAAGTGGGTATCCTTGGCTTTGGTTGTATACTCCCATAGCTTTGTAGTTACCACTCCCTCTACTCTCTACCCCAGCTATAGCGTCTGCTACCTTTTTAATGTGTTGAGTTTGATTTTCTACACCATATTTGCTTAAAGTTTTTTCTACTATATTAGGGGTTGAATAAAAATCCCCTCCCCAAATAGGGTCGATAGACGACCTGCGGGAGTTTTCTCCACCGCTCATTATCTTTTTTAATTCCTCCTTACCATTTTCGTCAATTGATGGCAACGCAGAAGAATTGCTATGGGTTACACTATCATTCAAGAAATCAACATTATAGCCTTGTGCTTCAAATATCATTTTCTGGTCTGCTAATTCCTGCTTAACAAAATCAATCATTTCTCTCAAATTGTGAATAGCAACATTGGGACGATATTTAATATTGGGAAGCATTTGTTTATATTTTTCAACATCATCTTTTCTAAGAACACCACCCTCTAGTTTCTTACCGATAACCTGAACAAGCTTAATTATATCTGCATCAACCATTTTTCTCTCATCTGGATAAACTAAGTTCCTATTAAATCTACCTTTAAGAGGGCCGAACAGTTCTTTTTTTGCCTCTACTTTGTCTATAAACTTCTCCGCTAATTTGATAGAGGAAAGAGAGGCTGCAAATTGTTGGATAGTAGTTTGATTAAGTGGTTTTCCACTACCGCTACTTCCTTTTTCGCTCATACTAGCAAAGTCTTTCATTTGGGACATTGCTCGGTCTTGTTGGGCTATTTGACTTACAAAAGGCGAATAATTAGATATTGCCTCTTCCATTGTACCTGCACGATACACTGCGTTTATTTCCCCTACTGAAGCTCCTAGGTCTGCCATTTTAAGTGCTAGTTTAAGTTTGTTGGCTTCAAAAGACTTAGCGTCTTCTAGTTTTTTCTTATAATCTAGTAACTGCATTTTCTTTTGCTCTACTTGCTGTTTCTGCTCGTCTGTAAGCTGTCTAGTGTTCTCTGTAAGCTCTGTTAGCTTGCGGTCTACTCGGTCTTCTTCGTCTTGAAATTTGAACTTTAGACCTTTTTCTGCGTGGTCAATAGCTGTTTGATAGTCTGATTGCATAGCAGAAAGGAAAGCTTGTTCCATAGCTATATCAGAAGCCTCTTGTGAACGGATAAGAGCCTGTTCCCCTCGTACACTAGCAAGGTTTTGAGTACCGTTATGGCTGTCTAGTGCTACTTGAGTGTATTGGTGGTCATAAGCGTTTTTAAGGCGTGCTATTCGTTTCTGTTGTTCTAAGATGTTCTTTTTCTTTTGCTGTAGTTCTGGGGTATCTGTAGCATCTTGGTAGCTTTTTTCTTTATTAAGAGAAGAGGAGGTTATACTTTCTAGTATTTTCTTTCTACTCTCCAAGACATCATTTTTACCTCCCTGATTAACGTCTAGTGTGGCAACATAAGAATTAGGGTCTTCTGTTCTGTTTTGAGTGATTGTAGGAGGAGTAAAGCTAGAACCTATTTCTCCTGAGTTTACTTCATAAGATTGTGGGTTGAATACAGTTGGGGTATATGAATTGTCGTAAGGGATACTTGTAGGCGGTGTTGAGGGTAGTTGTGGGCCCTGTTGTGGAGAAGAAGGTTGTGTTCCTCTCCAGTTATTCATAAGTTTGTTGGTGTCTGTGAGATTTTTAACGATTGGGTTAAGTGCATTGTTAGCAGAATTAGCTATTGGGGTTTGATTAGATTGAGCTACTTTAGGGGTTGGACTACTGTTTATAACCAGTTTATCGCTGGTTATGTTAGCAGAGGGTGTTTGACCTGTAGGTGAAGTGTTAACACCACCATTAGCGTATAACCTTGGGTCAAACCAACCTCTAGAACCGCTGTTGTTAAAAGTTTTGCTCATAATTTAATTTATTACTACATTATTATCCTTATCATACACCTTTCCACGAAATTGTAAATCTTTCCTCACGATATCTCTCTCCCCATATTGCTCCTTCAGCCATTCTGCCCCAAGGCTCAATTCTAATACTTTGTCAGACAGATAATCAATTTGCTCCTGCATCATATCCACTATCCCCTCTAGTTCTTGTATTCTTTGTTTCATAATTATTCTTTAATTTCTAACCATTCCCACTCTACCGATACTCCTGCTAGAATAGCAGACCCACCACCTACGGTAGAAATCTTAAATTGTATTCTATCAAAGTAAGGCAAAGGTTGGTTTGTTATTTCGTTCCTTGTAACTAATGTTTCTATATCACCCTCTTCACCTCTACTAGCAAGAGGAAGCCAATCTTCTTCTTCGTTCTTTCTGTATTCTACAGTTATGGTTTGTCCGAGTTTCAGTGGTTCGTGTGGGATACGAAGAGAGATAAGCCTTTTATCTCGTGTATTGTCCCCACCGTCTATAATCAATGTTTCAAAATATGAGGGTATATTAAAGGTCTCATCAATATCTAGCATTGATACTTTATGGTCGTGCAAGATGACAATTTGATTTCCGTAGTGGTCAACATCTCTAATAAGCCCCATACCTCTTAGGTCATAGGGGATTGAAACCGCTAATCTTCCATTACTATCAGATGACACTAACCACATACCCTCTAACATTTCAGATTTATCTTTCTTGACAGGAATACGAACATAGGTCATAACTCCGTTCTGTAGTGGTATAGCATTACGGACTGGTCTATCCCAAGAGATGTCGGTATCTCCTTCTGTATCGGTAGGGAGTAGTTTACCATAAAACTCTTCAGATGTTTCGGAACCTGATAGTACCCTCATTTCAAGTCTTGGCATATTTGCTGCCTTTAATTTGTTGTCTATAAAGACATTCTTAATCGCAACGATACGCTGTCCTACTTGTCCTGCTCCACCTATTTCTCCGTCTCCGAAGTTGGCAATATTCAGTTTAACTGCATTCACATAGTTGAACCATTCAATCCAAGACTTGTTGTACCGATACCCTGCTATTAGCATATTCTGAGGGGTATTTACCAGAGCTGTAATGTTGACATAGGCAGAATAATAGTTATTCGTTGGGTCAGAGGCTTTTCGAATAATACTAGACATTGTAAAGTAAGTTTCACCGTCAAAAGTAGCTACTAAGGCTGAGGGGCGGTAACGAAATATCTGAGAATTATAAACAGTAGTTGGGGTAGCTATATGTTTATAGTCATTGGTTACATCTAATAAATCCCAAAAGCTATCCCCAGTTTCTTCTCTAGCAATAAGTGTGTGAATATGGTTACCATTATAACGAATAAACCCTTCAGCTGGGTATCTATCAGGAAAAGATACAAGCCCATTTTGGGAGGTTTCGTGGATAACCCAAGGGTGGTCTCCTTCAATAGGTCTTTTCCATAATGCAAACCCTTCAAACAGCAAGGCAACATCGTTTATTGTTCTTGCAGGGGAAAAAGTATATGCGTCTCCAGAGGCTGTACCTAACATTTGGCTCATAGCTAAATGAACACTATCCACCCCCAAGTTTCGGCTGTAGTGGTACATAACTAAAGCCATTCCACCTCCTGAATAATTATAATCTGAATTAAGCCGAGAGCGGTAACTACCCCACTCTAACCCTGAATAATTTGCGTATACATTATTTTGGGGGTAAGTGGTTTGCTCTACACCATTTATCCACAAACGAAGCTTGCCATCACTTTTGTCGTATTGAACATAAATAAATAATTGGTTTCCATACCCACTATATGCACTATTACTATAGACCTCTTGGTGCCCATTGTCTTTGAAATAAGCTTGTGCGAAGACCCTTCCATTTGAACCCATAGACAGTTCAATCCCAAAACCCCCACCAAAAGTAATACTCATATTGGAGTTATCTCCACCAGAGACTTCATTCCACAAGAAATAAGCTGATAACGCTCCCTGCGACCCACCTACTACGGTTTCTGTAGTCGCTAGGTGTTCTCCCTCAAGCAAGTACCTAGGAACATAACTAACTCTAGCAATATAATTGTCCGTTCCATCAGTAACGTGGTCATTTTTCCCTGATAAATCAGTATTCAAAATCCAAGCTCTGCGAAAATTAGAGAACACACTGTATCCTTGCCCATTCGACATATTTGCATCAGGATTGTCATAGTAGAGATAAATATCTTGTAAATTGGATTTTACAACAAGTGTTTGTCTTGTTGAGGGGTGCCCATCAGAACCCTTAGGGTTCAAAAGATGAGAGTAGAGTTTTTTCCCCTCCATATTTGTAACCCTTATATCGTAGTTATCATTGCCTCTTAATTGTAGTTCAGGTATAGCGTGTAGGTCTATGTACATAAGCCCTGTAGCTTGTTCTGAGGTAGCAGTAATTTTTATTCTTTTCTTCCAAGCTGGTGACAGCCAGTTTTTCATTCCTTTCCCAGAAGCCCAAAGATAATCATTTCCTGCTGTTACATTTGTAAACCCATATAGTTCTTCAGCAGATGTATTTTTACGAGCATAGCTGGGGTTGGGGCGGAACTTAACAGGGTTGCTCATCGTGTCAGCGTGATTGATAACAGAAAAACCATCTCCAAACTTAGCTCGGTCAATAGTTATCATTCCTGTATCAAACCTGTTAATTATTTGTTTCATATTCCTCATTATCGATTACATCTGCATATCTTCCTCCGTCTAATCCTATATAAGGGTCATCCATTCCTATAAGGCTTTCCATTAAGTAATTATTGTCTTCAAATATCTCCTCATTGTCTATAACAGCACTCCCACCTTGAACAAGTGGAAGCCCATTCATAGCAACCCAAGCTTCGTTCATTTGTGCTGTTCCGTTTAAAATCATAATCCAAATCCATTTAAGTCCGTCCAAACAAAACTATCGTCGTCAGTCTTGTTCCTTTCACTCATAAAGGTTCTTACTTTTCCCTTCTCTTCCCTCTTGACTTCACTCAATACTTTAACATTTCCTCTAACCCTACCACTAGCATATTCTACCGACACAGATACAGCCAAATACTTAGAAAAGTTATTAGGGAAGGGTATTTCTCTATCGAGGTCAGTTACTAGAAATGGTTTTAAGTTTCTTCGAAAGGCTATTTTTAACCCCTTAGGTTTATCTTGGATAGGAATAGAACTAAACTCTAGTGTTCTCCCGTAGAGCTTGTAGCCTGTGGGAGTTCCAGATTTCTTTTCAGGAGGTAATTCTTTTAAGTTTTCTAACTTAACCCAGTTACCGTTATTCGACAACCAGATACCCTCTATCTCTAGCAGTTCTGCTCCGTTTTCTTCTTTGTAGATATTCTTGGTTGTTTGCCCAGACATAAGGTCAAGAAAACCAACAGGTTTGTCTCCAAAACTAGCGTCATCAAACTTCCAAGTGTTGTCTACTTGTAGAATTTCAATTAAAGTATTTTGAAGTACCATATTGAAAAGAAGATTGAAGGTGTCATCGTCTAAGGCGTGTTCGTCAGCCTGAGAATAAAATCTTGCTAATTTTCTTACATCTTTATATTTCATAATTATTTAATTGTTGGGAAAGGGTGGTCTCCCATTAGCCAGAAACCTATATATTTACGACCTTGACTAACCGCTATATCGTAATAGGTTTGTACTGTACGTTGATTTGCTCCTATGATAGCGTTTGCTCCTACATCTTTGTGTAGATACCCTGTTCCTACTCTCTCGGTTGCAGTAGTGAAGAAGGTGCTGTCCTTAGCGTTTATATCAGCTCTAGTCATATTGTTGGTCAGATTGCTGTAAGCGTCTCCTTGTGGTGTTTCAATACCGTAGTTTCCAATTGAAACAGCAGTATTATCTACTGACAAACGACTATTAAGGAAGTTATTGGCATCAGCAAACTGTGAGTAAGATGTAACAGAGTGGGTCGCAGTTCCAAAGTCGTAGTATTGGTCGTAACACATCATTTCTACAATATCTACTCCCCAAGCGTGCATATCGTTTACGGTGTAGCTGTTGTGATTAGTCCCTTGAAGGTTGCTTTCTCCTGTGTAGTTTACATTGTCGTAAACTTTATTTTGAGTTTTGTCAGTGTCCCAAGACATAGGGCCCGAGAAAGAGATTACATAATTGTCCCCTAGTTGAGCTCTAAGTTCTTGAATGAATATCTTTACATTTTCTGGGTTCTGAATTTTAGTAGTAGGTTCGAAGTTGATATAAACTCCTCCGAAACCGTGTTCTTGTACTTTTTGGTAAATCAAAGTTATTGCTGTACTTCTCCTCCCACTGTCTGCAAGCATAACAGACACATTGGAAGTGACGTCATCAATACGCCCCACTACACCCATTAAGACTGTGTCGGAGATTTCTTTTATAAGGTTATAGTTGGAGGAGCTAAATTTTGAGAGACTACCACTTTCAGTCAGAAATATTGGGGCTCCTGCAACATCAAAATTAACAAGCTCCCAATAAGTAGCCCACATTTTCTTTTTTCCTGTTATAAACTCATCACGAAAAGCCTCAATTTCAGCACGAGGTTTATAGGGGGCGAGATACGCAAAAGTTTTAGGTGGTTCTACCGCTCCTGCCCCACCAGAGGTGCTTTCTAATGTTTTTACCCTAAAGTCTAAAGAGCTAGTGTTAGGGTCGTTCTCTATACCAATCTTATCTTGTAATGCGTTTACAATACGGTTGACATCGTTGTGTTGATTGGCGTGTGTAGCAAACGCCAAACTGTCAGTTGGTTCGTTTGTTTCTTTTAATGGTTCTTTATTTAATGGATACATATACTTAAATGGATTAAGAGGAAACAATTTTTATTCCCTCTATACCCCATTCAAGGGGTATTCAGTTAGACTGAAATATCAATAAGAGTTGGCTTTGCTTTTTCAAAAGCGTGAACCCCTACATCAACACGAGAAATTATACCGTGGGCTGATTGTCGGTCTGGGTCTTCTTTGAAGACAACATCTCCGTAAGTTCCACGAAGAATTGCCATATCAATAGAATACTTGTTGATACCTGCAATAGCTTTTCCAGCTGGCAAAAGGTTTGATACATAAATATCAAATCCTTGGATACGGTCTACTTTTCCGCTACGGATTTCCTCATCAGAAACACGGAAGCCTGATACTCCTGCGTATTCTGCGATAGTCATCTGAGTGGTTGGGTTGATGACTAGGAAGATACCGTTACTTGACATCTTTCCTTTGGCGTTAGCTTCGATAAACAACTTCTGAATACCTAGCAATTTATTGGCTGTGTTAGCAGCGGTCATTCCTGTGGCATCAAAAGTGTTTCCTGCATTAGTGATAGCGTCAGCCCAAAGTTTAGTTTCAAGGTCTAACTTAATGCGTTCTGCTTGCTCGTCGGCTCGGTTCATAGCGGTTACATAACCGTTTTCCACCAAGTCTGCACGGTCAATCAATTCTGGGATTACTAACTGTGTGTCAATAGACAAAACATCGTCAGTAGTGGTTGGTGTGGTGTAAGCATACTGTGCATACTTAGTTAGAGCTTGAGAGACAGCATCTGAAGAGTAAGGACTGTGAATATCCTTTCGATTAGTATATTGGACTTTAGCAAGTTTTTCCCAGTATTTCTCTGGGCGTAGTTTTGCTTGTAGTCGGGCTTTATATTCTGGTTTATAAACAAATGACATAATTTAATAATTTAATTTAATCGTCAAAAAACTTTCCATTGTCGGTCTCTTGGCTAAGTCTAGCCTCAATGACCTTTTCAGCAAGTCTTTTGTCGGCTGGTAATTTACCGTCCTTTAGATAAGACTTTAATAGTCCATCTATGGTTTGTTTTTGAGATGTCTTTCCTTTAGGACGACCTAGTGCCTCTTCGGATTTTCTTGTCTTCTCATTAAAGGCTAGTTTGTCTTTTACAAAATCGTCCTTTAGTGCTTGACTGACGGTCATTCCTGTTGCTTTAGCATATTTCTTGATAAAGCTTACATCCTGCTCGTCTTCAATCCCTTTGGCTTCAAGTAAAACATCTTCGATGTTGTAGTCTGATTGGGCTTGACTTTCAAGTTTCTCTAGCTTTTTCTTTAGCCTTTTATTGATAGCGGATAACTTCTTTAGTTGTCCAATATCTGGCTTCTGGTCTTCGCTAGTCTCTTCCTCAGACTGTTCATCGGTGTCGTTTCCTCCGTCTTCGGTTTCTTCGTCTTCTTCAAGAATGCTTTTCCAATCTTCTTCAATGATTTCTTCATTTTCATAATTATCTTCTGGTGGCATAATATATATCATTTATTAAGGTTTTGTCCTTGTTATCATTTTGACAGGTTTTGTCCTGATTATCATTTGTTTGGGTTTTGTCCCGAATGTCCCAATTACTCTTCTGTCAACAGTCCCTCAATCGACTGAACTATTAGCAAAAGCGTGTTTGGACTTACATCTGCTTGGTTCTCTGCACAAGCGAACGCCAACATTTTGAATAAAACACCTAAACGCTGATTATCCAATAATACGCTCATTTCTTTCTTCTCCTTGTGTGTTATTATCTCTAACATATTAAATTACTCTATTAAGACCCATAAGGCGAAGTGCATATTGGTAGTAAGGGTCGTTTTCAATTTCTGGGTTCTGTAGTTTAAGTTGTAATACTGTGTTAATATCACTTAGTAAGGTCTTCTTTTTAAGGTTTTCATCAGTAACTGCAAATACAGGACTGTAACCGTCCCAGAAGCCTTTCTCTAGTGTTATTTTAATGTTCTTAACACTCTCGGCTTTTTGTACCATTTCTTCTTGTATCATTTGCATTGTGTCTTGCTCCATAGGTTCGTCAGACATCATTAACTCGAATACCTTGTCGTTCATCATTTTGCTAGCTACGGTTTGTTTAAGCATTTGGTATTGATTGATAGACAAACGGTTGATTATAAAGTCAAGCTTGGAGACTTTCTTTTTAAGATGGGGTAAGATTTCGTTGTTTACTAACTCTTCTAAGAAAAGAGCTGTTTCCTCTCGGCGTTGGTCGTGAAGTCGGTTACTCTCTACTAAGAGCTGAGAAGCCAATCCCCAAGATGTACCACTTGGTAGTGTTTGCCCTGTGTTTGTATCAGTTACTGAAGTTACTTCATTTCCTTGCTGTTTCCAAATACCGATTTGTTCACTTGTTTCTCCTAGTCCTGTAGGGTGGGCTGTTACCCATTCTGCTTTATCTCCACGATTGACTTTAAGGATAGAACCGTGTCCTAGAACATTGCGGTTATTATTGATTTTAGCACTATCAGTTACTAATTGTGATGTAGTAGCACTATCAAGACCCCTCTCACGTTGTATCATTGCTTTATTAACACCTTTTTGTGCTTCGAGTAAGTCTTCTACTGCTCCGAGCCCTTGACCTCTTAGAAACGATTTTTCGTGATGCAGAGCATAGTAAGGGCTTTCTTTTAATGTTCCTGTGTAGAGTACTAGTTCGTGCTTTAGCGAGATTATACTAAACTCCCAACCCTCTTCAGTTTTGTGGTGGTATTCATATAGTTCATAACCGTGGGTCTTAACTTCTCCCTTAGAGATGTCAGATTTAGTATAGGTTATGTCTATTTCGTCAGTTTCTTGGTCTACTAGAGCCTTTACTTTGTCTTTGTCGAACCTTTTATCGGTTAAAACCTCCTCTTCAGAGTAAATTTGCCTCTCTAGAAGGTCAGAATGTATTCGGTGAGATAGACTGTCCCCTAAGTTTTGTTCAAAATCAAGAGGGTTTAGCATTATATTAAAAGGGTTTACTACATCTAGGTGTATGTCCCCTCCTTTTTTGATTACTTTAGTTATAACAGTACCCCAAACAGCTTTAGTTTGCAGTTTGTTAAGATAAGAACCCCAGTGATGTTTATTTTTCCATTCATCAAAAGCAATATTAAGTACCAAATCTTGTGCTTGATGTTTTATATTTTTAGAGATAAACTCTCCGTCTATACTATCAATATCCTCTTTAATCATCTGGAGTCGGACTTTTTGACGTACGATAGGAAAATAAGATAAGTTTAATTCCTTACCTTTTTTATCAACAGGAATATTCATATATTTTCCCAGATAGGCGTGATAAATAGTCTTCAAAAGCAAGGGCATATCAATCATTTGACCTGCACTATCTTTAGTAGGTGTTTCCCAGTCGCTTTTTACTTTTTGAGCTTGTTTAATTATTAAGGACTCTCCGTCGTCCACAAAAAACTCATCTTCTGGTTCTACTAGCTTCCTGACTTCGTCTCTTGAGATTTTCATAAAAAGATTTAGTTGGCAAACCTATAATAGCATTTATCTGTGGGTTGTCAAATCCCTACTGGGGTTTCCCAACCTCCGTCGTCCATACCGTAGTCTTCAAAGAGTAAAGAAGGTCTATCTCCTAGTTGCCAAACTGCTAAAGCTAAGCTCATTACCATATCATCATAACCTCCGTCTTCTTTTGCTCCCTTGATAACTACTTTCCCTGATTGATTGAGTTCGTAACGATAAGCTTTTAGCTCATTTAGAAGATTAGGGTCATTAGGTAGTGTAATTATCATATTAGCTATTTTAAGTCTTAGGTTCTCTAGTAAGTCTCTGCGAGTTCTAGTAGAGAAAACAAACGGAATAACAGGTAATCCTCTTTCTTGAAGTCTTTCCACAATAGGGGCACCCACCCCTGTGCTATCGATTACTATTTCCTGATGATGATGTTTATAGTACCAATTCTCCATTCTCATTTCTTGTGCTGTCCAACCCTCTTTATTAAATCTTTCCTGAGGAAGTACAGCAAAATTATTCAAATCAATAGTTGTGAGTACGGTGTAATCGTTCTTTTCTCCTAAGTCTGCACCTCCTCTATGTTCGTGGGAACTATTATAGAACACATCTTTAACTACATTGTCAATACCCTTAAAGTAGGAGGAAGCACCATCTATCAATTTACAGTAGTACTCCTGCTTAAATAGGTCTTCTGGCATTTCTTTTTTTTCTTGGTCTATGACTTCCTGTGAAAGTGTGTTGGTGTCTTCAATACTCAGAACTTCTGTGAACCATTTTGGGTCTTTTTCTACTTTCAAATACATTGTTCCTGCGTGATTAAGACCACGAGGAGTAGAAACGAAGATAGCCCAACCGTTATTAGAGGCTAGAATAGGGCGAATATATGACCAAACCTCTGGTTTCATTAGAAAAAACTCTGAGAATATAGCTCCTTTGAGGTTAGTACCGACGAGATTATCAACATTATCAGCCCCAACGATTTGAATAATAGACCCATTTATGAGTTCCACTTTCATTTCGGTATTATTTACATTTTTACGAAGTTCCAAAGGAATATAGTCTAAAAACTTCTTTCCCTCTTCCAAAATGTTCTCGTCATCATCATAGACAGTATCGGTAATACTATCCCAGACAATTTTCTTCCCCTGACGATAAGTTGGAAAGAAATAGTAGTAAACCCCTTTAAGTGTAAAGGCTTTTTTTATTAAAATATTCCAAGCAGTAAGGTCTTTGCCTGCTCGGCGGTGCCACATTATAAAAGCTCGTCTATATCCGCTATCCATTGCCTCCAATAAAGGAAGTTGATAGTCTCTTGGTACAAAATCGTAAGGTAGGTCTATTTTCATAATTTGTTTTAATCCCCCTATAAAGCCAACCTTAATTATAGGGGGGTTAAAGAAAACTATTTTTTCTTTATCTCCTCTATTTTCTCTATTTTTTCATAGATTTCAGGTAGCTCTAGAGGCTCTATATCTTTTACATCAGCTAATTCCACATCGATTGGTTCTTTATGAAAGTCTACAACATTTACTTGTATCTCTCCACTAGCGTGAATATCGACCTGAGGGGAAAATTCCTTTTTTCGTTTTCTCTCTAAATACTTTAAGGCTAGTTTTCCGTCATTCTTCATCGCCCTAATAACAGATTGTCTTGCTAAAAGAGTAGGGTTATTTCGTAAGGCTTCCATTCTTATACGAAGTTCTGGGTCGTCTTTCCACCACCGATTAAGAAAGGGACGAGAAACTCCTGCATAAGCACAAGCTTCTTCTTGGGTAGCGTCAAGAGCGAAAGCCTCTTCCAGTTTCTTTTTGATTTCTGGAGTTCTTTTGTACGCTATCTGTTTCCCTTCTGGGTTTGCTGGGGTTGGTCTTGCCATAATTTTGTGCGAATAGGTCGGATTTGAACCGCCATTGCCTCACTGGAAGCGAGGTGTGTTAACATTACACTATACTCGCATTGTCAGGAGCAGGAGGTTGGGCTTTGGGATATTCCTGCCCTATTTCTAGTATATTCCTTTTAACGGTTTTGTCAAGGGCGTATAAATACTTATGCTTTCCTTGAGTTACAAAAAAGTCAGCATTAGGGTCTAAGTTCTCTCTTACCCAGCTAATTCTTTGTGACCCAGTACCGAACTTTGCGTTGAGACTTCTGGAATGAATTTTTTTACCGTGAATAATAAAAGCTCCTTTACCTCCTCTGTCCTTTACCCCTTCATAAACCCAATTACCAGCTTGATAAATCTTTCCTAAGTGGTTTTGGTCTATATCAGCATAGGATATAACCAATTTAACCCCAGGGAAGTCCTTACGAAGCATTTTAAGAGTAATAGCTATTATCCTAGTTACAGAAGTCTTATGCGACCTTAGAGCGACCCTCACAAGCTCTACAGCTTCTCCTTGTTTTAGTCCATAAGGTATACCTATCCGATTATTAGACCCGCTACCATACACTACAACCCCTCTAAAGCGGTCATCTTCATAAACAGCAAACTTAACGGTCTTCCCAGTAGGAACAGACTTAGAATAATGCCAATGTTTACAGGCATATTTCATTTGAGCATAACTAGCGTATTCTATCCTCATATTAAAGTTTTACCATTATCTTCCCATTCATCAAAAAAGTTGGATAATTCCCCTAGGATTTCCTGAACATCTAATCCTGTTTCACGAGAACGCCTAATAATCCGTTTAGCTATCTTACTTACCGTCATCTTCTCCAAGTCTCCAATACTCCCTTGCATCTCTAAAGACCCTCCCATTTCTATTTCTTCAATATCCTCCATTTGGAAGTCTTCAGTAAGGTCTATTCCTTCAATTTGTAGGTCTTCAAGTTCATCTAAGAGTAATCCCTCTTCCCATTCACTTTCATTGAGTTTATTGTCAATAAGACGATAAGCCTTAACCTTGTTCTTGGGGAGTTCAACCTTAATAACAGGAACTTTCTTTAACCCTAAGAACTTGGAAGCTTTGTAGCGTCCGTGACCAACTACGATAATGTTTTCAGCATCTACTACAATAGGTTGATTAAACCCATACTCCTGAATTGACTTGGCAATCTTTTCTATTTGTTTGTCGGTATGTTTTTTGGTATTCTTCTCATAGGGTTTGATTTTGTCTACTTCGAGCATTAGTGCTTTCCCTTCTTCTATTGGTGTTTGGTTGGTTAGTTTCATACTGACACTATATTAGCTTATTTGATTTGGGGTGTCAAGGATTTTTTGGGTAGGATTTTTTGTGTGGGCTTAGTACTTTTTAATTTATGCCCCCACCCGTTCATTCATTGCAAAACAATGTTGCAAAATGTATATTGTGCAACATTACGTAAAATATAGATAAAAAGCCGTCTGTGAATGATGTCTAGCTTGCTGTGTAACGCACTGTGTTGCGTTTTAAGCGACGTTATAAAAAAAGACGATACTTGTATCATCTCGATGTTTTAAGAGTGCTTAGAGCTCAATACAGCGTTTTGTAAAAAAGAAAAAATGTTATAGTTTTTATCTTTTATTGCACGTTGTCTCGCTTTTTCTAACAATCTTATTATCTTTTAACAATCTCATTAAATATCTTTTTTCAATCTATCAAGCTTTTTCTAATAGTTCTCTATTCTTTGTAATATCTTTTGTTTATCTCTACTGTGTGTGTGTTCTACTTGATGCAATAAAAAAACACTAGCAACGCTTGCTGTACTAGTGTCTCTTTATTTTAACTACTTGTTGTTGCTAATCGCTATCAATGACTTAAAGTTGTACTCTTTGTTTATTGTTAGCATTGCTGTTTCTCTATCATATTCTATATACTCAATCTTTGCTATATCGTTTATATCTATATCAATAGCAAAAAAGTTATATGTAACGATTATTCTTAATATGTGTTCTATCGTTGTATTTTGTCCGTTATTCTTATATATTCTGTCTTTATTTTTCATAGCTTTTATCAATTACTTTTAACTTACGTACTTTTAGCTTTTTCTTACTCATACTTATTTCTTATCAACATTAACTGTGTCAAGTTCTACTGTTAGAGAATATATATTCTGTATGTTCTCAAGCTGTCTTGCTCTCGTCAATAAATTAAAGACAAACTTTAAGCCGTTCTTATTATAGATGTGAAGTTCTAAGCTATCGTTCTCTCCGTCTATCTGCTCGTATACACTTTCAATCACTGTTAGTCTTGCAGTGTCTTTGATTTCTTCTAACATTCTACTAGCTGTAAAGCGATTCTTTGTATCTATCTTTTTTTGATAGTCAATTAATTGTGTCACTTCTTTAACATTGAATATATACTCATATAAGTCTTTATAAGTCACAAAGTTTAGCACGTAATAATCAATACGACCGCTTTGCGATATATCACACTCGATATACATTCTTGTATAATCAATCATATTATACAAGCTGTTTACAAGCTTTTAAATCTAGTAAATTGTACTCGCCGTTCTCTAGCTTTGCTTTACTGATAGCTGTTTTTTCTTCTAAAAAAGCAATTCTGAAACGTGCAGTAGTTTTGAAGTCAAAAGCTCGCGGAAAAATATAAGTCTCTTGCTTTTTTCCGTTTTGTAGTTTCATTGCTACTATATCATTATGACTAGCGAACACTTTGCCGTTCTTGAATACATAGACTTTCTGATTTTTAGTTGTGCGATATTTAGCAACGCTATAATCAAGTACTTCTATTTCTTGAAAGTCTTTTAGTTTTGCAATGACTGAGCTGTAATTGTTTAAGAATTGCAAGTCTGAACCGTTTCTGATAATTACTTCTTTTACTTCTTTTTTAAT